GTTCCAGGCACGGATTCGAAGAAAACCCAGCATGTCCATGCGGTCAATCTCATCCATGCGCCAGCCGCCTTCAAGGAGTGAATTGTAGGTGGAATATATGAAATTGGGCAGCGTCAAACCACCGGATTGGTCACCTGGGTCGTCTGCGCTGCCTTCGTAGGGAATTCGTCAAGCACATGCGTGGTTTGCGTCTGCACGGCCATGAGCGCAAAGGCAATGTCGTGCATCAGGCGATCCACGGGATAGTGATCCAGAATCTCGTCCGGTGTGAATTGGTTACCGAACAGGACACAAAACCACTTGATCATTTCATCCATGGCCTCGCCAATGGACAGGTTCTTGGTATCATCAATTTCTTCGCCTTTCAGCGCAGCGTTGGAAACGGCAACGATTCTGCCATACATCTTGGCGGCAGGCTCCATCTCACGCAGGGCACGACCGGAGATATAGTCCACATGGTATTTCTTATCGCCCAACGTACAAGTGATCATTCTTCGTTCCTCCTATGATTGGGATAACGCAGCAGCGTACCAATGGGAATCAGCACGCTGCTGCGCTGTGGGTTAAGTGTTCGTGAAAGAGGGTTCGTACACGGATGCCAGGAAGGATTCGCCCTGGGCGGCAGTAAACCCATTCTGGCCTTCGTCAGCCACAGCCTGATACTGGCCGTCATGGGTGCGCTTGATGGCAGTCCATTCGATTTCGCCAGTCTGGCGGGTAACAGAAGTGCCTTCCTTGGTCTGATAAGACTCGGTGACAGGCTTTGCGCGAACCTTGAACAGCCAAACATAGCGGTAGGTGCCATCGGACTTTTCAGACTTAAAGCCTACCGCGAAGTACGGGGGCTTATCGGAAGCGCTGCGGATGAGGACGCCGTTGTCGTCGATCTTGTTGCCGAAGATCATCTCCTGGATGGTCAGCGGAATATCGGCCATCTTGGTTTTAAAGGCCAATTCGGGATCCGGATACAGGACGTCAAACTCCACATCATCCGCGTACTGGATATCGGGGTCGGCGTTTTCAGGGGTGATGCTGGCTTCGATGGCACCAGCCATCAGCTGAAGGTCACCATAGGTGTGTTCTGCTTCGGTGTCGGCAGTCAGCGGTGCAATCACCACATTCTTGAGACCGACAGTAGAAGCAACATGAGGAGAAGCAGCGGGAGTCGCCATTTGTCTTTACCTCCTTACAGGTTGTCGATTGCATCCCGCAGCCCTTCGCGGATGATTTCATAGGCTTCATCTGCTCGGGTATCATAAGCGGGACGGATAAAGGGATGGGCTGGAGCGGGAGCCGGGCCGCCATGGCCGTACTCCACAGGGGTGGCATAATAAGCTCCGCGCTCCTTGCGGTGAACGCCAATGGTAATGGATTTACCGCTATATCGCCGTTTGCGAACATTGCCAATGGCAATGGACTCATGAAGATCGCCAGTGATGATCTTGGGATCCCGGGACGCATTGCTCTTCATCTGCTGATGGATGGGCTGCGCCGCTGCTTGCAGAATGCACTTGGCAATCGGTGCACCGGCACCGTCTGCGTCCATGGTGTTCGCCATATTGCCAATGTCCGTCATGAGGGAATCAAAACCGTCTACATTCAGGGGCACGATTACACCTCCTGTCGGTAGCACCATGTCCACTGCACGGTGTACTGCTTGGTGGCTGTATCGTAGGCGGGCTGATTGTAGCCTTTGTCTGACTCTTCCACCATGGAGAACCCGGCAGCATACATGGCGCTGCGGATCTGGTTGGCCATGTCTGTGGGATCCGTGTCACTCCACAGGTTCAGGTACACATAAGTGCGAACCGAGGTAACGCGATCATCCATGTGCGATGCTTCGGTGGTGGTTGTGGAGTAAACCACATACTGAACAGGCGGGTTCTGGTTTGCCGAAGTAGCTCGCCAGATACCCGCCATAACAGGAATATTGAGATGTGCCAGAGCGCTTTGAACCTGTCTCAACCGCTCACCCCCTCGGAAAGGGATGCTTTCAGGCCGAGATAGTCGCCACGGAAACCGTATTCACCCAGCGTGTTGATACGCCACTTCTTATCGCGGAATCGCACCCACATGCCGGGCACAATATCCTCGCGATACCGGATGGTGAAGTTAATAACCGCTTCCGTGTTCATCACATCTGCGGAACGATAGTGCTGGTTACCGGCGTCGGTCACGGCTGACCACACCTTGCAGAACACTACATCCGTAGGCTCCGGATAACCGTTATCATTCACAACGCTCTCTGTGTACCCAATCTCGACCATGTGTCTGAGGTCGCCGGGCCGTGGATTGCTTTCAAAGTTTTTATAACCGCGCAAGGCCCATCACCTCCTTAGAACATTGCATCAGGGTCGCGGTGAGGATAAAGCAGGTTCTGAAACGCTGTGCGCATGGTGGCGTAAGCAATATTGTCGCTGGGTTCCCGGTTTTCATAATAGTGGCTGACCATCAACAGGACAGCTAACCGGACAGACTCCGGGGCATCGTCCGGGAACGCCACGCGACAATAATCCTCCGCTGCCGCTTGCGCTTGGGCAATCAGAGAATCGATATAAGGATCTTCGTCATCGTGCTGAATCCGAAGATGCGTTTTGACTTCATCAACTGTCAGGATCACGTGTCATCACCACTGATGGTATTGACGATGAGACCCGCATTTCGCAGTTCGGAAATGAGATGATTGAAGTCCTCACGCAGGGCGGCAACCGTGGTCGCTTCGCTTTCTTGCACGTTCAGAAGCACCGGTTCGCCAGCGGTCGGGAGATCGAACAGGCCTTCCGCGCCCTCCACCGTAGCACCGGGAAGGAAGGTCAACCTGCCGCCGATGACCCATTCGCTGCCGCCATGGGCGTGATAGTTACGAGCAGTACTCATGGAATACCTCCTTTAGAGAGGGGTGCCACCGCTCAGGCAGCACCCCGGATGATTAAGCCTTGATCTGCAGGCACTTCATGGCTTCGCCCAGGATCAGACGACCGTCCACACGCTGGGTGGCACGGAAGCCCACCTGACCGGTGGCGGCGTACAGTTCGTTCAGGCGCTGGAAGGTACGGCCCTGGCGATCGGCGATCCAGTAGGACTTGAAATCACCGAACAGGAGGGGCTTGCTGCCCGCAGCGATCTCAGGCATGTACACGGAAGTCACCAGGCGATGGTTGAACAGGGTGTCGGGCTGGCCTTCCTTGATGCCAGGCTGCCACAGGTACTGGCCGTTGCCGTCCTTGAGCTTACGCAGCGCCTTGATGGACGAATCGTTGGTCAAGAACACAGAGTTCTTGCGGTACACCGACTTGACGGAATGGATCAGATCCAGGATCTCGTCAGAGGTGAAGGTGGTGCCAGCAGTGGTAACACCGGTGGCAGCGCCATTGGTGGCATGCAGCAGGCCGTAGGGCTTGCCGGAACCATCACCATTGATGAACGCATCCTCTTCCGCAGCGCCAATACGGCGGGCGAACTCGGTGGCGATGTAGCCTTCGATGTCGAAAACGGAGTCCTGCAGCAGTTCATCGCTGACTTTGATCATGGTGGCCAGTTTATGAGCGCCCAGGGACACCTGACCGAAGACGTCGTCGGATTCGGGAATCACGCCTTCCTCGTCCACCCAGCTGGCGGTGCCGTGGGAAGCAACAACAGGAATCTTGCGCTCACCGGACTCGGTGCGGATGATGGTGCACAGGCTGCGCAGCTGGTTCTGCTCTTCCAGGGCCTTAACCAGGGTGCGCTCGTACTCATCAGGGCACAGATAGCCGCCCTCGGAGTCGGTACCGATCTGCAGAGCGTTCTGCACCAGCAGGTGGCCACCGCGATTGCGCACCATCTTCCAGAAGGCGGAGTTGTACTCATCGGAAGCACGACCGGTCTTGCCAGTCACGGTCTTTTCGGGGCGGGCGGTCAGGGGGCTGTTGACAGCGGCGTTCAGTTCACGCTCCATTTCAGCAGCGCGCTCTTCACGCTCGATGGCATGGCCCAGATCGACCACTTCCTGCTCCATTCGCTCATAGATGGCGGTATCCTCAGCGGACATCAGGCCATTCTCATTCTGGTGTTCGTCCAGGAACTGCTTGGCCTTGTCCCAGACTTCACCGCGCTTATTGCGCATATCGTTGATCTTGCTCATTTTGAATGTCCTCCTTTAGCGTCGTTTGGGCATAAGTAAACCCAGCCGTTTTTGCAGCTGGGCAACAGGGATGCCGGGGATCTCCGGCTGTTCAGTTTCGGGTTCCTGAGGAGCTTCAGGCTCGGGTATGGGCTGCTCCTGTTCGGGCACAGCGGGTGCGGGCGGTTCCTTCGCATCCTCGGGCGGCTTCATCCGATGGGGTCTGGCACGATCCAGCCAGGCCTGAACCTTGATTTCAGCCTCAGCGCGATCAGCCACACGGGGCGTAGCGCAGTTGAAGATGTTGTTGGACGGAACTTCGTCCACAATGCCGTCAATGAAGCCCTCGGCCAGTGCCTGCTGGGCATCCATCCAAGTCGTTTCACTCATCATGGTCGCAAGCTCTTCACGGCTGCGGTGCGACCTGCGGGCGTAGACATTCAAGATGCTTTCCTTACAAGCTTTGAGAAGATTGATGGCATCCTTCAGGTCATGCTCATTGCCCCAAGCCATACAGGAAGGGTCGTGGATCATGAACAGGCTGCCGGGCGTCATTTCCACCCGGTGTGCTGCCAGAGACAAAACAGACGCCGCCGAAGCAGCAGTCCCCGAAATGATCAGATGCACATGACCGGGATAGGCGCGTACATCGTCGAACATCCGGGTGGCAGCATTGCAGTTGCCACCGTAGGAGTTAAGCACGATGCGCACATCGTCGGCATTCAGGTTGTTCACACCATATAGCTCCTCATGAAGCGCAGAGGGCGTGATCTCATCGCCATACCAAACCTCTTCGTCAATGTAGCCATTGAGGGTAATGGTTCTCATTCTGGTTCACCTCCTGCAGCTATGGCGGCAGCTGCATCAATAATGCGGATCATGTTACCGTTGACCAGGTAGAGGTTACCGCCCTCTTCCGGGGCAATGGGATTCATGTTCTCCAGTTCCCGGATATCATTGGCGCTCATCCAGCCGTTCTGGCGGGCAATGGCGTAGCCTTCCATGCGGGACTTGTAATCGCCGCGCATCAGACCATCGATATTGAACTGCACGAAAAAGCGCCCTTTTTCCTTATCCGAGAAAAGAGCGCGATTGATAGCCTGTTCAATTCTGACCAGCCAGGGCCGGATGGTATGGACTGCAAAAGAGATCGACTGATGCTCAATGTTCGAGAACGTGGCGTGTTCCAGATCGCCTACCAGGTGCGGAGGTACACGATAGATTCGACAAATCTCCGATACCTGGAACTTGCGGGTTTCCAGGAACTGCGCTTCGTTGTTGGGCATGGAGATCCGGTCGAACTTCATGCCTTCTTCCAGGATGGCAACCTTGCCCGAGTTGGACGAACCGCCATAGGCCTTGTTCCAGCTTTCCCGCAGTCGCCCCGGGTCTTTGACGGTGTTGGGATGCGTCAGGACACCGGACGGGGTTGCACCATTGGAGAAGAACTTGCTGCCATACTCTTCAGCAGCGATCCCCAAACCGATCGCGTTCTTCTCAAGGGCAATGGGACTGTAGCCCAAGACACCATCAAAACCCAGGCCCGGGATATGCAGCACATCCTCGGGGCGCAGGGAAACCATCTGACCCTCCGTGGTAGTGTAGGTGTATGTCAGCTGGCCGTTCTTGTCCCGATCCACTTCCATGTGATCCGGCAGAAGCGGGTACAGGCCTAGGATTCGGTTGCGCCCGCTGCGGATGATCTGGCAGTACGCATTGCCCCACAAAAGCAGGTGGGACAGCATGACCTCGCGCCATACAAACGAGGTCATTTCTGTGTTCGGTTCGTCGTGCAGAATCTTGTACAGCGGATGATTCAGCGCCTTTTTACTGCCTTCCTCAGTCTGTTCATAGACATGAACCGGCAGGCTGGCGATGGTCTCTGCAATGACTCGTA